TTGTAAGTATATCCACGAACGTTACCTCTTGTAGCATATCGCTCGCATAGCTTAATCATCATACGAGCTAGCGTGTTTGTAATTTGTCCGGCGTCTTTATCAAAGTGTCCAGTATCTAAAGGACCCTTCCAATGACTCTTACCAACACATTCTACTACACCTTCCTCGTTAAATTTCATATGTTGAAATGGTGGAAAGTTAACTTTATCGTGACGATCAGCTACACTCTTCGGATTCTTCTTTCGAATACCGTTAGTTGGAATATGATCAAAGGTCATGATTCTAAACACCAGCTCTTCTTTAGTGATCTTTTTGTAGTCAACTTCACAATCTGCTTGTTTGACCTTTTCACCTGCTTTCTTACGAGTGGAATAATCCAAATCACCTAGTCTTTTGGCCTTATTACGCTTGGCTTCAGCTATAGTGCGGATGTTAATCTTGTCTACACTTGGTAAGATAATATCGTATTGGTGGTATTCTGGCTGAGTAAACGAGCAATAAGAACTCTTGCTTCTGTGTATTTCTGCCAACATATCCTTGTTGTTTAAGTAATTGACTTTTGTAGCCATTGATTAATCCTCTTTTGTATATTATAAACTAAGCAGTTAATTTTGTCAAATAAATAGAGTATCAGGAGATCCATATGGGACTATTCGATTCAGCAGCAGGTTTTACCTCTAAAATTGGCGCCGCAAACGCAACATTTGGTGCCCTTGGCGGTGCCGCAAGTGTAGGTAAGAACCTTAGTTCTGCACTTGATTTCGCCAAAGGCGGAGACATTATGAAAGGCATTAGAAGCCTTAATTTACCCGCGGCGGGCGAGTTAGTTGGCAATGTCATGGCAGCAGTATCATTGTTTGATAGTGCAGAAAATGATGCAGATTGGCGTGTTCGTCTTAGCATTCCATCCTGGCCGGCCTTTAGTTCAAGTCCGGTGTTGAAGCCACTAAAAGATGCAGGCGGCTTAGTATTTCCATTTACTCCATCGATTAATATTCAATCCGATGCAAAGTATACAGCAGTTCATCCAACACATTCTAATTTTGCGTTTCAAACTTATGAAAATAGTAAGCCTGGAAACATTCAAATTACTGCACCGTTCTATGTTGAAGATGCACAGCAAGCATTGTATTGGATTGCAACGATACATTATTTAAGATCTGTAACCAAAATGTTCACAGGTCGTGATTTTATTGCAGGTAATCCTCCTCCGTTAGTTCTATTAAACGGTTATGGAAATTATGTTTTTAAAAATATTCCTGTTGTGATTACAAAATTCTCATTAACACTTGACGACAAGTGTGATTATATTGCAGCACCAGTAGTTGGTAGCGGTATGGGACAACTTGAAGGCGCAGCAGATGCTATCGGAGGTCTTGCCGGATCACTTGGCAGCACGTTCGGCGGAGCATTTGGCGGAGCACTAGGTTCAGTTGCTTCAACAGTGGGCAATCTTGCCGGCGGTGTTGCTAGTGTATCTAGTCTACTAGGCGGCTTTGGTATAGGTGGCAGCATTAGTGGCGGCAATTCATACGTGCCAACTAAGAGTTCGATTGTAGTAACATGCGAACCTGCATACAGCAGAAACAGTGCCAGAACATTTAGCTTACAAAACTTTGTCCAAGGTGGATACATGAACGGCAAACCAGGATATATTTAATATGACAACTTATAGTGCATCAAGCCCTTGGGCAAAAACAAATGTTACAAAAGATTATCTTGACGTCTTGACAATCAGACCAGTTAGTTCTGAACCTGATGATTTTTTATACACTATTGAAGCGCAGTATGCAAACAGACCAGACTTGTTAGCATACGATTTATATGACAATGCTGCACTATGGTGGGTTTTTACTCAACGAAATCTTGATACAATTCAAGATCCGATATTTGATTTCACCCCAGGGACACAAATTTATATTCCAAAGAGAAGTAGTTTATTTTCAGTGTTAGGATTATAATATGGGATTTGATTTAGGATCAATGGCAACTAACGCAGTTAGTAGCGTTAAGAATGTTTTTTCATCTTCTGGCCCTGCTGCCGGACTTGCTGGATCAATTAAAGATGCCGCCGGCGCAATATCTGGCGCTATTGGAATTGGCACAGCATTATTAGGAATGTTTAATAGAAATTTAGTTACATTTTCTAATAACCTTCCGGCACCTAACATATTGCACAACTATGCAACATACAACTATATCTTAGGATTAGGTGTGTTGTCTCCTAACGAAGTTAACTTTCCAGACTCAACTTAT